TGGATCCACAGATCTGGACACCATTGTGAACAGGATTCGCTACATGAATAAGGCACTGGGCTGTCAGGTCATATGCCTCGACCATGTGTCGATCCTAGTCTCAGGATTAACTGGCGGCGTGTCAGACGAAAGACGTCTGGTTGATGACATCATGACAAGGCTGCGTGTTGAGGTACAAGCACTAGGCATCTGTTTAATCTTGGTGTCTCACCTGAGGCGACCTCAAGGCGACAAGGGTCACGAAGGTGGCGCACAGGTTAGCCTGTCCCAGCTTCGTGGATCTCATGCAATAGCCCAACTGGCTGACACTTGTGTTGGTATCCAAGTAGATCCTGAGGACCCAACGTCAGGCTATCGTAACATTGTAGTACTCAAGAATCGTCACACAGGCGAGGTCGGACCATGTGGTCGGCTCAAGTACAACTTAGAAACTGGACGTCTTAAAGAAGACAACGACTTTAGCCAGTTTGATGATGAAGATATCTTTTAAATAGGAAGAGTTCCATGATGGAAACGCTTGCGGTTTTTACCGCCCTAATCACGTTTGAGACGTGGGATGCATGTGTTGAGTATGCCCACAAAAACAACCTCTACAAAAAGCATACAGCAGACCAGTGCGTGAAGATTTTAGCGCACCGTCCAGCTAAAGTTTTAAGGCCAAGAGCAAGGCCAGTTAAAAAAAAGGAGAATGAATGATGGGGTACTTAGATATACAAAAGGGCGTCTTCTATGCCCAGTTAAGAATACCTAAAGACTGTCAAACAGCACTAGGTAAGACAGCTTTCCGTAAAACACTAAAGACATCTGACCGTCAAGAAGCGGAGCGTCTCGCCACACCTCTTGTTGATAAATGGAAGGCAGACATAAATGCTGTCCGACATCATAAAGTTCGTTTTCATACAGACCCTTTGACTATGAACAATTACCAAGATGAAGCAGCAGAGTTTGCCATCTACAAGTGGAAGGTGATCTACCCAGCGCTGGCGTTGTCAGAAGAGGCTGGAGAGGTCTCAGGGAAACTGTCAAAGCTGATCCGTGACCAGCACGTTAAGTTTGACGGTTCCGAAAGTCTGACTGATAGCCAGAGGGCTGACATTATCTTTGAGCTTGGTGACGTAATGTGGAACGTAGCTAACCTAGCCAAGGATCTTGGCGTAAGTCTAAACGAAGTCGCCCAGATGAATATTGAGAAGCTGCAGCTTCGTACAAAGAGAAATACTATCAGTGGATCAGGTGACCACAGGTGACCCGATGGATTGCTGACCTTGAGAGCGATGGGCTTCTAGACACGATCACAAAAGTACACTGCATTGTACTTAGGCACGTTGAGACCGACGAGGTCCAAACATATGGTCCAGATGAAATCAAAGCAGCATTGTTTACACTTATGAATGCTGAAGAGGTCATCGGTCATAACTTTATTGCATATGATCTACCAGCGCTCCAAAAGGTGTATCCCAAGTTTAAGCTATTAGGCAAACTTACAGATACTCTCGTACTGTCGCGTCTTTGTGCTGCAAACATAGCAGACAAGGATGCAGTCAGAATAATTAAGAAACCTGACACCTTCCCTCGACGCCTCACAGGATCCCACAGTCTCAAGGCTTGGGGTCTAAGACTAGGTGACTTTAAGGATGACTACTCTGGTGGTTGGGAAAACTACAGCCAAGAGATGATGGACTACTGTGTCCAAGACACTCAGGTCACAAAGGTACTCTATGAGTATCTGATGTCCCGTGGCTTTTCAGATCAAAGCATCGAACTGGAGCATTCTTTAGCAAACATTTGTCTGCAGATTGGTAACAACGGTTGGACTTTTGATAAGACCAAAGCCATCAACTTGTACTCAGAGTTGGCACAAAAACGCCAAGAGCTAGAGGATGGTCTGGACGCCTTGTTCCCACCTTGGGAGGTTACTGAAGAGTTCATGCCTAAGGTCAACAACAAGACACGGGGTTACGTGAAGGGTGAGCCTTTTACTAAGCGTAAACAAGTAGAGTTTAACCCAAGTAGTCGCCGCCACATTGAGTTCTGCTTACGTCAAAAGTATGGTTGGAAACCTAAGAAGTTTACGGACAATGGTCATGCCCAGATCGATGAGACTGTGCTGAGTAAGCTTCCGTATCCAGAAGCTAGGCATTTAGCTGAGTTCTTCCTGATTCAGAAGCGTGTAGGCCAGCTGGCTGAAGGTCCACAAGCTTGGCTCAAGAAGGTCGATGACGATGGTAAGATCAGGCACACTATAGTGTCTGGTGGTACTGTCAGCGGTAGAGCAGCCCATCGGGGGCCTAATTTAGCGCAATTACCTAAAACTAAGCTCTTGTATGGCAAGCAGTGCCGTGAGTTATTCACAGTACCAGACGGGTGGTGGCTATGTGGGTCTGATTTATCAGGACTAGAGCTTCGATGCTTGGCTCATTATCTTCCAGATGGCGGTGAGTATGCCCGTAAGATGCTTGAGGGTGACATCCACACGGTAAACCAAAAGGCCGCTGGCTTGACTACACGGGACCAAGCGAAGACTTTCATTTACTCGCTGATGTACGGTGGAGGTGATCTTCTAATTGGTAAGGTTGCTGGTGGTGGAGCCAAGCGCGGCAAGGAACTGAAGAAAGCATTTAACCAAAACATCCCAGCTTTCGGGGAACTACAAGCAAGACTGAAGAGTGCTTTCGATAAACGAGGACACATAAAAGGTCTTGATGGTCGGAAACTGTTCATCAGATCAGAACACAAACTACTTAGTCAGCTGCTCCAATCATGTGGGGCAATCATCTGCAAGAAGTGGGTTGAACTGGCCTACCATGAAATCAACAGGCAGCACGGTACAAACAATGCTTACATTGTTGGCTGGATCCACGATGAGATCCAAGTTGCCTGTCGAACAGAGGAGATCGCTGAAAATGTCGGTCATATCTCTAGACGAATGGCGAAAGAAACAGGCGCTATTTTCAAAACTAAAATCCCCATCGATGCAGACTATTCCTTGGCAAGAACTTGGGCTGACAGCCACTGAAGTGACTGAGGAACTAAAGCACCTCGTCATGACTTGGATCATCTTAGATCGGGCATGGCGCAAGCCCTTCACAGTCAGCAGTCAGTTTGCACGTCAAAACGCATTTCTAGTCGCCCTATGCGCCTCAGAAGATTTCATTACGACAAACTGTGGAGAGGATGTCTGGGGAAATCGCTGGCTCATTAGTGAGCATGGAATGACAATAAAAGGAGAACTAGATGGGGTACTTCAAGAAATACTTGCAGCAGCCAATGGACGATACAGTCCTACTCATTGATGGTGACTTATATGCTTACAGAGCATGTGCTGCAGTAGAACAAGAGATCAACTGGGGTGATGACATATGGTCATTATCTTCAGATCTCAAACAGGCCAAAGAGGTCTTCCAAACGACTATCGATCAGGCCTGTGAATATCTGGAGACAGGACACTTTATTGTCTGCCTTTCTGACAAAGAGAACTTTAGAAAGACAGTAGACCCAAGCTACAAGGGTGGTCGTAAGAAGCTCAGAAAGCCTGTTGGCTACCCTGCCTTCATCAAGTGGATCAAAGAGGCCTACAAGTGGTGCTGTGAGCCCCTATTAGAAGCTGATGACCTCATGGGTATCATGGGATCAGCGCCTAAGCACAACACGATCATTGTCTCTGATGATAAAGACATGAAGACAATCCCAAGCAAGCTGTATCGACCAATGTCAGGCGAATTGCTCGACATAAGCAAAGCTGACGCTGATCTCTGGTTTCTCACTCAGGCCTTAGTTGGTGATGTCACAGACGGTTACGGGGGTTGTCCTACAGTGGGCCTCAAGACAGCTGAGAAGTTGCTCAGTAAAGGTCCAAATTGGAATACGGTTGTAGCAGCATATGCCAAGCAGAAACTCAATTCTAACTATGCCCTGACACAAGCACGTTTAGCACGGATTCTAAGATACGAGGATTGGAATTTGGAGCAGGGAACTATCAAACTATGGGAGCCATCCAGATGATGAATGAAGAAACAGTCCTAGCTCAGTGGGACGAGTACAAGCGTGTTTGCACGATTGAAAACAAGAAGTTTATTGACAGTATCGGTGGCCTCAAGGCTGTCCGAGAATTGACCGCAAGATCTAAAAACAATCGGGGAAAAGGTGACCCACACGCTGGGACAGCTAATGACATATTAGATCTCTTTGGTTCCAAAAGAGTGGTCCACAGGGACACAATGCGTGACAGGTTTGTCGTTAAATTTGGCTGGGATGACAGAAAGAATTGTTCAAAAAGATTCCACTCCTATGTTCGACGTATGATCGACAATGGAACCCTCTCCCTTGATGTACAACTCGGTGGGGGACACAAATCCAGACTAGTACGCACACGAATGCCTTACCAAAGGCCGTGGGCATGACACAGGACAACGTCAACTCCCCCAGCCATTACTCCAAGTGGCCCGTCGAACCCATCATCTTCATCATGCACAACTCAATGGAGTTCTGGCGAGGTAATGTCATTAAGTATGTCAGTCGAGCAGGGTCCAAGAAGTACCCCAAGCTGAACAAAGCACAATCCGAAATCGAAGATCTAAAGAAAGCCATCCGTTACTGCGAGATGCGAATAAATGTCCTTGAAGGAAAAGAACCAAATGAATGTATATCTAAGTAATTCCCAGAAACACTTTGGCCCGTCTTTAAATATCAGTGAAGAGATCCACGCCATGAAGTATCGTGGAAAAGGTGAGAGCTTTAAAGAAGCGATGACAAGAGTAGCCAACAGCCTGTCTGATGATGCTAATCACTTTGACCAGTTCCGTGACGTCCTCTATCACCAGCGTTTTCTACCAGCTGGACGGGTACAGTCAGCAATGGGATCGCCCCGTGAGGTTACCCCTTACAACTGCTTTGTCAGTAGTACCATCGAAGACAGTATGGATGGTATCATGGACGCAGCTAAAGAGGCTGCACGGACAATGCAGCTAGGTGGTGGCATAGGTTATGACTTCAGCACGCTGCGCCCCCGTG